CACCGAACTACAGGACTCAGCCGGTAATGATAGGCTGAAGGTGATTGGTGGGTCGCGCATGGGTCCGCTACCCAACGGCTTCGGCTGGCTGCCGCCCGCTACTTCGACTAGCCTCTCTCCCACCCAGCCAGTCGCCTGCTGGTACTTCGACACATCGGTAACTCCGAGAGAGGTGTACCTGCTGGGATTCCAGCCGGATGTCCGCATGGTGCATCTCAAGAACCTCGCACCCAAGGACACTTTCGTACTTGGTGCGGAAACGTGGCGTGTCTTCCCTATGGTCCGCAGGGCCGAGGGCACGTCGGCGGGAGACACCGACTTTGTGGGCGTGGCGTACTTGACTAACCCCTAATGGCTGATTACGTCGGATCTGTTCAGCTTGGCGTCGGGGACCCGTTCGATTATCCCGGACGGGTCTCGGCGACTTACGGCAAGCCCACCGTGGGCGGTGCTGCGTTTGCCAACAATCTTGGGTTCGACGATGTTCCGGCTACCGAGGGCACCTTTGGTCAGTATACCAATGAGGTCGTGACGCCCCCGATCGAGGACTTCGTGGGCTGTAAGGAAGAACGAACGACATTCGCATTCGACTACTTCGAGAAGTTCCACGTCACGCCCGCCTCGTTCATCCTGGGCAACGTCCTCGCTACGCAGCAGATCAGCGTTGTCGTCTACTCTGCATATCGCACAGAGCAGCACACCTGGGACTCATTCGTGAACAACGCGGGGGCTGGTGTTGAGCTACTGAACCAGCCCACGCTGCCGTATACGTTCGATCCTCAAGAGGGCCTGACCAACCTGATCCTTCAGGTCGGCACGTCTGGTCCGCCCACCGTGGACACGACGCTGGACTTCGTGTTCGACACGATGACGATCTCTCCGGTCATCCAGCTTGAGAGAATCGTGTTCTGGTCTCCGCGTCCCAACATGCCGTACCGCGAGACGCTGGAGTTCAATACCCAGATCATCGAGCACTCCGATGGATCGGAGCAGCGCATCGCCCTGCGCCCCAACCCCCGCCAGCAGTTCGATTGGACGTTCCTGTTCGAGCCGGGCACTGAACGCGCACGCATCCACAATCTGCTGTTCGATTGGCAGTCCCGTGTGTATGGCATTCCGATGTACCACGAGGCCACGTTCACTACGTCCGCGATCACAGCCGGTGATACGGTGATCAACGTGCAGTCCACTGATTACGCTGACTACCGCGAAGCTGGACTAGCGATCGTCTACGATCTGAACGCAGGCACAAACGATATCGTAGAGATCGACACGGGCGGTATCGCCTCGACCACCCTGACCCTGACGACGGGAACCGTCAACAGCTACAGCTCGGGCGTTCTTGTTGCTCCGATCCGCACGGCCAAGACGCGCCCGTCGCTCTCCGGTCAGCGGTACACGACTGACGCCGCCACGCTCAAGGTGCCGTTCGAGGTGCTGGATAACGAGTCCAATCTTGCCAGCACGGCTGCCTGGACGACGACCCACAACTCCAAGGTGGTTGTTGACGACGAGAACGCGGTCTCGGGCTCGATGCAGGAGACCTTTCAGCGCAACATTATCGTGCTCGACAACGGCATCAGTTCCGTGTATCACGATTCCCCCACGGAGAAGGGCAAGAGAGGCAGCGTCAAGCGTTTCCATGCCACATCTAAGCAGGACGTATGGGAGGTCAGGCAGCTCATCCACGCCCTCCGTGGGCGTCAGGTGTCCTTCTACCTGCCGACGTTCGGCTACGACCTCACGCCCGCTGCCCAGCTCCTTTCGGGCGGTACGGCCCTCACGGTGGTCAACGTAGGCTACGATAAGTACGTCAAGGACCGCAGGCCCTACACGGTGATCAGGGTACACTTCACTGATCCCGTGACCAATCCTCCCCTGATCCGAACCATTACCGCAAGCAGCGAGATCGACGCGGATACTGAAACCCTCACGGTAGACTCGGCGTGGCCCGCCACCTACCAGCCCGAGGACGTGGACCGCATCGAGTACCTGGAGCTGGTTCGCTTCGATTCGGACTCGTTCCGGTTCAGCTACGAGCAAGGCGACCTTACGGTTCGGATCACCTGTCCCGTAATCACGGTGTTCGACTGATGACCTACGATACCTACTCCTCGTCCGTTGAAGAGAACCGCCCGGTAGAGCTGTTCACGTTCGTCCAGGGCGCAAACATCTTCCGGTACACGAACCAGCCCGCTGACGTAACGGTAGCCAGCCAAGTCTACACCTCGACAACGATCTCCCGTGGGCGTCTGGAAGAGACCCGCGATTCGGTGGTCAACAACCAAGTCGAGTTGACGGTCCCGTCATCAAATACGTTTGCCACGAGGTTCAAGGAGAACACCCCTGCTTCGCGTGCCTCGATCAAGGTGCAGCGTTATCAGCGGTCGGACACGACACCCCAGGTCATCACGATCTTCGACGGGTTCGTATCGTCGGTCGATTTCTCGCAGGAGGGGCAGGTTGCGAGTATCAAGTGTATTCCGATCACGCAGGCCCAGTCTCGGCCCATCCCCCGGCAGGGATACCAGAACGCCTGCAATCACGTTTTGGGCGACTCGCTCTGCAAGGTCGATCTGACCGACTCCCGCTGGCGTCTGTCCGCCACGGCCACCGCGTTCGATGCCTCGACCAACGAAGTCACGGTGTCCGGTGCTGGTGCCTTTGGAGCCGATTGGTGGGTGGGCGGCGTCCTGGAGTTCGGAGGCGGCACCGATAACCGGCTGATCATCGCCCAGAACGGCGACGATCTGAAACTGCTGCTGCCCTTCCCAACCTCCGTTGTGGGCAGTACGGTAGTAGTGCTCGCCGGATGCGACCACAGCGTCACTACCTGCGACACGAAGTTCAATACGCCGGAAGATACGCAAAGCAACGTCATCAACTACGGCGGCTTCCCCTTCGTTCCCGGCAAGAACCCCTTTGAGACCGGACTGTAATGAAGCTCACGAAATGGCAACGCACCCAGCTCCGCTGGGCCGACAACCCCCGTCGCCGACAACAGGGCGGTTTCTGGCTGACCCTGTTGGCCTACGCCGTGATCTTCGTTCTGTCGGAGCTGCTGCGCCCCAAGCCGCAACTCGAAAACGCCAAGGCCGCTGGGCTCGACGACTTCAAGTTCCCCACTGCCTCTGAAGGTCGTTCGATCCCCCTTGTCTGGGGCACCGTCAAGATCAAGGGGCCGAATGTTGTCTGGTACGGCGATCTCCAGCAGATCCCCATCAAAGAGGACGTAAAGACTGGTCTGTTCTCCGAAGAGACCATCATCAAGGGCTACCGCTACTACGTCGGCATTCAGTACGCCTTGTGCCGGGGACCGGGAGCCTCGCTGCTCCGAGCATGGGTAGGTGACGATGAGGTGTTTAGCGGATCGGTCAACCACCTGGGCGGCTTCGTCATCAACGAGCCCAGCCTCTTCGGCGGCGACGATCTGGGAAACGGAGGCTTTGTTGGCGGCTTCCAGTTCTTCGGAGGCGAGCCGGATCAGCCCCCGTCAGGCTACCTCGGCACTGGCGGTATCGACAAGCCATACATCGCAGGCCAGGGCAACGGCTACAACGTCGGCGAGATACTGACCTTGACCGGAGGCACCGGAACCTCGGCAGCACAGGTGGTCGTCACCTCGACAGCGAACATCGGCGGTTACTTGGGCTTCCCTGCCCTGAGCGTCATCACCGGGATCCAGCTCATCAACCCCGGCAACTACAGCGTACTGCCCACCAGTCCGGCGACGGTGACGGGCGGCACGGGAGTCAACGCCGCGATCGGGTTCTCTGCTAACACGGGCAAGCAGGTAGTCGGGGCCAACAACAAGACCCCGGCGTACCGAGGCACCTGTTATGTGGTGGGCCGAGCATATGTCGGCAACTCGACCTCGATCAAGCCGGTGGCCTGGGAGATCCGTCGAATCCCCAACGGTCTCTCACTCACCACGGCTCGTGCCGAGCTGAACTCGGGCAACGACGCCAACCCGATGAACATCATCTACGAGATCCTGACCGACACCACGTTCGGCCTGGGGATCCCGGCGGCGGATATCGACACCACGAGCTTCAACAACGCTGCTATCACGCTTGCCGACGAGAACAACGGCATGTCGCTCACGCAGGACTCGCCCAAGCAGGCGTACGAGCTGCTGAACCTGATCCAAGAGCAGATCGACGGCGTGCTCTACTACGACTTCGCCGAAGAGAAGTATAAGATCAACCTAATCCGAGAGGACTACAACCCCGCCACGATCCAAGAGATCAACGAAAGCAACTCCAAGCTGCTGACGTTCGATCGCGGCGCGTGGGAAGAGACGACCAACATCATCCAGGCCAGCTACACCAGCCGCAGCAAGGACTATGTGGATACATCGGCGGTTGCTCAGGACTCGGCCAACATCCGAATCCAGAACAACGTAACGGTGTCGGCGAACAGGACATACCCCGGCTGCAAGGACGACGATCTCGCGGGCGTACTGGCGTGGCGCGATCTGCGTACGCTGTCCTATCCTCTCGTCAAGGCGACGGTCAAGGTGGATCAGCAGTTCTGGGATGTGAAGCCCGGAACTCCGCTTGCCCTCACCAGCACCGCCCTGGGCATCACGCGGCTGCCGATGCGCGTCATTCGTATCGACTATGGGGATCCGACCGACAACGAGATCAAGCTCAACTTGATCCAGGATGTGTTCTACTTCTCAGCCGCGTCGATGGCCTCGACGGGCGGTAGCGGCTGGACCCCGCCTGCCGACAGTCTTGTGGCGTTCCCCGGCTCTCAGCAGCTTGCTTTCGAGCAGCCTCGTGCGCTGGCGTACCGAGATCCTGCCGCCGCATCCTCTACAGACGCTCGCGTGCAGACCGCTGCCCGCGCACAGGGCGTCGAAGTGACGTACAAGATCCACGCGAAGCTGCAAAGTGGGTCTATCTACGCCGAGATGGGCGAGAGCTACGGGTTTATGAAGATTGGCGAGCTAACCTCTACGCTCGACACCACTGGCGCAACCCCGCTGGCCTCCATCTCGATTGCGGCGTCACCTGACGCGCAGCAGGATATCCGCTCCCTGTTCGACAGCAACCCCGCAGTGACCGTCCTGGGCACCGACCTCCTGGGCCTCATCATGGTGGGGACGGAGTTCATGCTGGTGCAGGACGCCTCCAACTCGGGCACGAACGTCACGCTGGAGAACGTCTACCGAGGGGTGCTCGACAGTACCCGCGAAGCCCACGCTTCCGGCACTGACGTTTACTGCCTTGTCGCAGGCAGCGCCTCCGTTGGCCCGTTCGCGGAGACGGATCCGCTGGATATCAAACTACAGCCCAGGTCGGCTACCGACACGCTCGACCTCGCCTCGGCGCTCGCCATTTCTTTCACGATGGACAAGCGGCCCCGCCGCCC